TATTGATGGATTACATTACTTCAATCAAAACTTATGGTTGGCTTGTGATACATTACTTGATAGAAGTATTTTATTAACAGGAACAAGAGAACAAGTTTTATTAAAAGAATATTGGTTATCAAGGGCTAAAAAGTTTGCTAAGAATTACTTTAAAGGAGATATGAAGAAAATGGTTTATTGTTTAAAAGACGTTCATTTATTCTATAAATGGGAAACTATTACTCGTCAGTTCAAAGAAGTAAACTTTGGTGAAATATTAAATAAACCAGAATATAAGAGTATTTCTGATTATGCGGCTCAAGCTTGTTCAGGTGCCCAATGCGACATAACAAGTATCTAATGGTAGAAGGAGTAGATTATTATATAGACGAGAAGTCGGGGCTTATGGTCCTGACTTCTTTGTTTTTACAGAAACGAGGGTATTGTTGTTCCAATGGGTGTGCAAATTGCCCCTATGACCCCCCACATATTATTAAAGGGAACCCAAAAATAAAAGAGGATACATAACCATTTTGTGTTTGTTTATATTTATTGAATATGGCGACAACATACGGTATTGATTATCCATTTAGAGATAGCTCCAAGGGAGATTATCTTAACATGACAGAAGTTCCTGAAAAAGAAGTTAGGGCTAACCTAATACACCTTATTTTAACAAAGAAAGGTAGTAGGTATTTTTTACCCGATTTTGGTACTAGAATATATGAATATATCTTTGATCAAAATGATTTTATTACACATAATTTAATTGAAGAAGAAATAAGAGAAGGTGTAAAGAAATATATTCCAAATTTAGAAATTACAAATATATCAATTATGTCAGCTGAGGATGACCCTGATCAACATAGAAGTGTATCTCAAGACGAAGATCAAAGATTATTTAGGGTTTCTGAAGAATCAACAAAACCTTATACTGCGGTAGTTAAAATAGAATACAGTGTAAATAACGGATCATTTTCAACATCCGATTTTATAATATTAAACATTTAAGATGAGCAAACAGATATCATATGCAACTAGAGATTTCCAAGGACTAAGAGATGAATTGGTAACATTAACTAAAAATTATTATCCAGATTTAATTAGTAATTTTAATGATGCGTCAATTTATTCTGTATTATTAGATATTAATGCGGCGGTTGCAGATAATTTACATTTTCATATTGATAGAGTTTGGCAAGAAACTATGTTGGATTTTGCACAACAAAAACAATCATTATATCATATTGCGAAAACATACGGTTTAAAATTACCAGGTGTTAGACCATCCGTTGCATTATGTGATTTTTCAATAACCGTAAATGTTCAAGGTGATAAAGAAGATATAAGATATTTGGGTTTATTAAAAGCGGGAGCACAAGTTTCGGGAGGAGGACAAATATTTGAAACCATAGACGATATAGATTTTTCAGTTCCATTCAATAAGAAGGGAGAACCAAATAGATTAAAAATACCTAATTTTAATGCAAATGGTAAAACAATATCATATACCATTACAAAAAGAGAACCTGTTGTTAATGGTATTAGTAAAATTTATAGGAGAGTTATTAATCAAATTGATCAAAAACCTTTTTTAAAATTATATTTACCTGAACAGAATGTATTAGGTGTAACATCAGTTATACATAAAGATGGTACAAATTTTGCTAGTAACCCGACGTCAAATGAGTTTACAAGTGTAACAAATAAATGGTATGAGGTTAAATCATTAATGCAAGATAAAGTTTTTATATCAGACCCTACGGCGGTTTCTGATAGAAATAATTTTACCGCAGGTACATTTATAGATGTAAATAATAAATTTGTTACTGAATATACTCCTGAAAATTATTTTTCACTAACATTTGGGTCTGGAACGGTTAATCCGTTAGATAATTTGGATAACTATATGACTGGTCAATTAAAAGTTAATTTGGCTAGTTATTTAAATAATTTATCATTAGGTGCGACACCCAAACTTAACACAACTTTATTTGTAAAATATCGTGTTGGTGGTGGTAAAAATAGTAATTTAGGGGTTAATGTTATAACAAACGTGGACGACGTTGAATTTATTGTTTCAGGACCTGTAGCGTCATATAATACACAAGTAGTTCAATCGTTAAGAGTAAATAATATTACTCCAGCAGTTGGTGGTGCAGATGCTCCAACTATAGAAGAAATTCGTAATATGGTTTCATATAACTTTGCTGCACAAAATAGAGCAGTTACATTAAACGATTATAAATCATTAATTGAAACGATGCCATCCACATACGGAGCACCAGCTAAAGTTAATGTTATGGAGGAGGACAATAAGATTAGAATTAAATTATTGTCATATGACGATAAAGGTAATTTAACAGATACAGTATCTAATACATTAAAATCTAATATTTTAACATATCTATCAGAATATAAAATGATCAACGATTACATAGATATCGTAAGTGGTGAAGTTATTGATATGGCATTACAAATTGATTTAAATATAGATAAGAACGCAAACCAAACAGATATTGTCCAAACCGTAATTGAAGATGTAATAAAGTACTTTGATTACACTAAACGTAAAATGGGCGATCCATTATTTGTGGGAGCGTTAAATAAAATTATCGGTGGTGTAACGGGTGTTGTCAATGTAATTGAGACTAGAGTTTATAATAAAATAGGAGGAGAGTATTCTTCAGCGGAATCAACACAATCATATAAAGATAATACAACTAAAGAAATTACTCAATCAGACAACATTATTTTTATGAAGTCAAATCAAATTTTTCAAATTAGATTCCCCAACAAAGACATCCAAGTAAGGGTTAAAACATTAGGAACGGCTACATTTTAAATGTTTTTTTAGTTATAATAATAGAAAACCACATAGTTTCTATTTATTATAAGAATGATACAAAAGCATAGAATTTCAACCAATTTAGGAGTTGACCAAAAGATTACGGTCGAATTAAAACAAGATTTTGATGTATTGGAGATTTTGTCCTTAAAATTCTCTCAATCAGACATTTATACGTCCATATGTTCAGACTATGGTGTTGTTTGTGGTAGGGTTACCGCAAACAATGGTTTTGGTCTTGGAAATGCTCGAGTTTCTATTTTTATACCCCTATCAACTGAAGATGAAAATGACCCTGTTATATCCACATTGTATCCTTATAAACAGGTTACTGATAAAGACGAAAACGGGTATAGATATAATTTACTACCATCTAGACAACAACATGGAGGACACGCAGCAACCGGAACATTTCCCGATCAAAAAGATGTTTTAACAAGAGAAGAAGTTTTAGAGGTTTATGAGAAATATTATAAATTTACAGTAAAAACAAACGGAGCGGGTGATTTTATGATTTGGGGAGTTCCGGTTGGAAATCAATCAATACATGTAGATGTAGATTTATCTGATATTGGTTGTTTTTCATTGAGACCAAATGATTTTCAAAGAATGGGTATTGGTTTAGATCAATTTAAAAACAAATATAGTTTTAAATCATCCGAAGACATTAATTCACTACCACAGATAGTATCATTTGATAAAATTATTGAAGTATATCCATTTTGGGGTAATGAAGAATTATGTGAAATTGGTATATCAAGAACCGATTTTGATTTATCCGAAAGAGGAATTAAAATACAACCAAAGGCATATTTGATTGGAGGAACTTTTACCGATAGTGGTAAAAACGCAATTAATAAAAATTGTACTCCAACAAAAAAAATGGGTAGAAAATGTGATTTAGTTGCTAAATCTGCAAAGATAGAGGCGATAAGATTTACACAAGATAAAGACGAACATAATAGACCTTATTTACAATATCTTAATTTTGACGAAGATGTACCAGATGACGGAGGATTTGTGGTTCCTATTGTTATGAATATGGATTACGTAATCACAAATGAATTTGGTGAAAACGAAATTACAAATGACCCAAATAAAGGTATTGCAACATCAGGTTGTTATAGGTTTAGATTTAATATAAATGACCAAGGACTACAAAGGGTTAGAGCTAATGCTGATTATTTAATTCCAAATGTAAGAGAATATGGAAACTTTGTTGACCCATTAGATCAAACTAGTGAATGGGTAATTCAAGATAGTTCATATTATTTTGGTACAGATTATTCAGGTTACCCGCAAGACGCCTTATCGTTAATTCTAAATAACGAAGGAGGAGAGTTCTACCCAAAAGATTATTTTTATAGATTTAATTATAATAAAGTTTACACTGTATCATCTTTCCAAGGATCAACAGGAGCACAAACGGGTGCGTTAGGATTTGGAAATAATAGATATTTGGGTTTAAAAGATTTAGTACCCGGAGAAGAAGAAGATTGTACAGATAATCTTACACCACCTGTAAATTTTGGAACTAAAAATTACACATTTTCACTTTTAATTGCAGACATATTATTATTATTGGAATATCTTTTTAATTATATTACCTTAATATTTTTTAATTCGGGTTCAAGAGTATTACATGCGATTGGTGAATTTTGTATTAGTACAGGTTGGCCATTAGCACGTATTGGTACATGGCTTAGAAAATTGGCATATACTTTACAAGATAGTGGACAAAAAGGTTTAGGTTTAGTAACATATCCTGAATGTGATGAATGTTCGGGAGGTGAATTTGGTGCAACTAGTGAGGCCACTGAAAAAGTTATTAAATTTTGTAAAGTAGGTCGTGCAGTTTTAATTAAATCACAAATTGGACAAGGAAGTAGTTTGGAGGCACATGGTATAACTTTTGATGCTAATTTATTAAAAGGTGCTTGTATTGCGTATAATCAACAACATAATATTGTACCTAGTGGAGGGTTTGCCGGATTTAGACCAATACAACAAAATTATTTATTAGGTGGTGGATTAATTGAATTAACTAAAACAGATACACCTGGAGGTTCATATTTTTGGGAAGAAACACTTATCAATATTAGTTGGGATTTTGGTTGGCTTGGTTCAGGTGGAATTAACTCTACAATACAACATTTTTTTGATGGTACCGGTGAATATGCATCTGAAACAGGTTGGTTTTATCCTGACATTTATTATAAGTACTATGATGAAGATGGTGTTGATTGGTCAAGTGGTGGTGCTGCAACTAGTATAACAAATGTTGCTTTAGAAAGTGGTTGTGATATATATGATTCACCATATAATGAAGCATTAGTAAACAAATATTATACATCTGAAACAGGAGATAGATCACCTATTTTACCTTCTTTATATGACCCAAATACTATGGATTTAGTTGGTGCAAATTTAACGGATGATGGAAAATATAAATTATTAAAACATTATAGTGATAAGAATTTTTCACCATTTACACCTTCAGGACAATCCGAATTTAAAAATGGTATGTTCTATGTAGTTCCAGGATCTCAAACAAATGCAAGATTAATAGGTATATTAAAAGAACATCGAATTAGAAAAAGAGTAGGTAAACTATTTTGTGGTGGAATTGTGAGTTATTCATATATAGATAATTGGTTATCAGGTTCATTATACTTTCACCAATTTAAAGCTAAAAGAGTTTTTAAAATGGTTGAAAGTGCAATTAGATATTGTAGAGAAACTGTTAGATTTGTAGGTAACAGTACAAATAGATTTTATTATAGATCAACACCAATATTAACCGGAACAACTATGGGATTTGTTGGTAAGATAGACCCCAATAAAACTACTCGAAGATTAGGTCATCCTACTACATTTGTTGATTTAGGACCAAGAGATGAATTTATAAAAGAAATATGTATTGATCAAACATTAGATCCTAACTGTTCAATATCAAGATATATTGGCCCAACATCGTACAAGAATTTTGGTGAATTAATGGGACTTGCAATCAATTATAGATTAGATACTTCAAATAACGATTATAGTATTAATAATTTTTTTGAAAACGGAGGTTTTAGTAGTAATGGATTTCAACAAGTATTAGGTGGTGATATGTTACAATTAATATCTATTAATAGTGAGGCCGGTATAGAAGAGTTTGATCTACAAAGTCCAAAATATTTAGGATATTCATATCAATATTTAGATCCCGATTTATATCCCGATGTGTTTAAGAAAACGGGTGTTGATGGTAACAAGTATTGGGGACCTGTACCGATAACATTTGAATTAGACGATTCAGGTGAAAGAGTTAGACTTTGTCTAAATGAACCAACTCATTTAAACTATACAGGAGGAACAGTTCAAGGTAGATTAACTGAGTCATCACAAGAAGTTCCTTTTTATCTATGGGATAAGAAAGGATATGGTTTTGGTGGAACTTCCGAAGCGACTGCCAACGACCAATCATGGGACTATAGAAATATAGAATTACAACCATTACAAGGTATGACAAAGGCATATGATTATCATGGACAATACGACGATGATTCTGACAAATATATGTTATTACCAATTACAAATAATTTTAGTGGATTAACTATTAGTAATATGAACGTTACGGGAGTGGGTATTGAATTTGATGATATAATAACAGGTAAAACATCGGGAACCACAATTGAATTAGGACCAACAACAGGTAATACACTTTATAATGGAGAGTATCCCGGATATACAATATTATTAGTCGATACGGGAACATTAGAAGAACCATTAACGGGTAGATTATATGTTAGAATTGGACCTGCATTAGGTAATAGTACTTATTTAGGTAGAACAATATCTTATGGATTTTATAAAATGAATTGGAATGTTAATATGGATTTTAATATACTACCAAAGAAAGATTATTATTCAAGTAGTACAAAACAAATATTATCTACACCATTCCAATTTTATTTTGGATTGAAAGTCGGTAAAACCGGACTTGATAAATTTATAGACCAATTTGGTCCAAAGGGAGCATTCCCATCAGCTGAATAATGGAAAAGAAAGAAATATTATTACCTACCAAAAGGTATTTTAAGGCGGACGAACAAGATCTTAATCTCAATGTTAAATTAGAGAACGATGAAGTTTTATTAAGAGAAGGTGATAAAGATATTATTTTAAATTTGGCAGATTTATTTAATGAAGAAAGAAATAAAAGTATAAACTATAAAATATACGGTAAAATAAAAATGGTTTTTAGAAATATGTATTCTGGTTATACCGATTATACACCATTATTAAAAAACTTTTATTTAGTTAATGACGGCACTAGTGAAAATACAACTGATAGTACAATTGGGTTTGTGCCTTATAATGAATTTGCATTTCATAGAAATGATGTTAAAAGAGAAATACCACAAATAAAATCAGGATCAACAATTGGAGTACCCAATAATATACCAACCGTGTCTGTACCAAATAATAATAGATTTACTGGTCATACATCTACAACCGTAATGGAGGCACCATATAAAAATTGGAATTTGTATTTGAGTTATGTATATGGACAAGATACAGGATTTACAATGAATTACACATTATCAGGTGGAACTAATTTTAATTTTGTTGCCGGTAATGGTGTACCATTTAGAGTTGAAGATAATGGAAATTATTATACTTTAACATCACCAGTAGAACATGGATTAAGTCAAGGTGAATATATTATCTTATCAGGAGGAACATATACCACATATTCAGGAATAACAACAGGTAAAACATTTTATACAATACCAATAACAAAAGATACTGAAAAATTTAGAATATTCTACATTGATAATGTTGGTAACGAAATTTATGATTCAGAAAAATATGTAATTAATATTTTAAAAAGTGAATTCACGTCAGGAACAACATTAAGTAGTGTAGTATTAGGTAGAAGATGTAAAGACATTAATAATATTTCAGGAACAACATCACAATATTACGTACATAAACATAAAACATTAACAACTATTGACGATTATATTTTAGATAAAGTTGGATTTGAAAATACAATATGGGAAGATGAAAGAAAAATATTATTTGAAAATACATTACAAGAAAATGATATTTTAGTTGAAAGAAATAGACAAGAAACTCTTTTGTTTGATTTTAAAAATAATTTTAATTTATCAGGAATAACGAATAATTTAGGATATACACCAACCGAAGTTTACGTATCGGTTATTTTTAAAAATGAAAATGGATTTTTTGATTACCCACCAAAAATAGGATATAAATTTAATTTCCACGATAGTTGGATCGATAATCAATTTAGTGGAAATACATCAAGAGAAATTTTTTCAGGGACAACAAACCCAACAAGAACATTTACAGGAAATACATCTGGTTTTACATTTGTTGGCGGTACAATAACTGGTCTTACAAAAAATACTATTTTAACTGGTGCCTTTGTTGAATATAATAGAGGTGAAATAAAAGAAAGAATTATAAGTGAAACATACCATAAATTTTCACATAGAAAAAACACAGGAGATGGTAGAAGATTATTTAATCATAAACAAGATATTGATGTAGTAGATACCACAGGAAAAGTTATATTTTCAGGAGCAACACCATCCAATCAAATTGGATATTATTATCAACCACATCATAGAATTAAATTACGAGAACTATCACCATATATAGAAACTTCAAAATTAGATGCAACACAACCACATACTTTAATTGATTTACCCGAGAATGCAATTTTTGATGATGTTGAAAAACTTTGGAAATGGAGAGATTTATACGATCATGGTTTCATTGATCAAGAAGGGAACGGAACAAATTTTCCATTTATGAATAATTCACATTATATTATTAAAAATATTAATTTTTATTTAAGAAATGAACAAACATATATAAATAAAAATGATGGTTTAATTGGATTTAATAATTATAGAAATAAAACAAATTGTTAATGGAAATATTAAAAAATAACACCAATTTAAATCTTGTTATTAATACTGAACAAAATTTTAGAACTGATTTAGGTTGGGAAGAAAACTTTGTAGATTTTGAAAAAGAGGTTTTAAAAGACATTATCAATCCAGCAAAGAATTACGAAACAGTTAGATATATCCATAGACCATATTCATCAACAACCTTAGATAATAAGGAACAATGTGATATATGGTTTAAATTTTATTTTACCGCAACAGGAAGTACACCAAATTATGTTTTAGATTATAGTCAAATTGGTATTACAACACGAGAAAATGAATTAATGTTAAGACAATCAACGGAAAGTTTTTTTAGATTAGAATTTTATAAAACACCCGGTACAATAACAAATTACGTATTATCATGTGAACCACCAACAAGACAAAATAGAAAATTTGTTAATAGTAAAAATCTTTCTTTACCATTGGGAGAAAAATTTTTTTATGAACCAGAAAATTCAGGATATTATATTCATCTACCAATCTTCACTGGTTCAAATTATAGAAATAAAGAAAATATGTATTTGTTTTGGTTTGATGACGAAACTGTTTTAGCTGAAAGTAGTCTAAGTGGTACAACAACTTTGGATAAATATCATATTACAAATACGGGGAGTACACGAACAATTTTATTTATAAATGAAATAAATGAAATTACACAAGTTAATATACCAAACGGAACAACACCTTTAGTCGGTTGGACAGGACAAACATTTAATTATCCAAATATAACATACGAAGTTATTAGTAATCCAAATGATAAACCAAATCAAAAAACACCTTATTATCATGGAATGAATACATTTTTTATGACAGCAAAGTTTTTCAATGGTAAAACAGGAAACATATTAGATTTTACAAATTCAGGTTTTACAACAGGACATACAGTTGTAGAAGAAAGTGATATGTATTATAGAATTGATTTTGATAATTATGAAAGAACATATCAAATATATAGATATACTGGAACAACTGGTAGTACAGTAGGTGAAAGAGTAGGGATTAGTGATACTAATTTAACCAAAACAATTAATTTTTATGAAAAAGGTGGAGGACTTATTATGACACCTTTACCAACATCAACTACTCCTGTTGGATCAACACCTACACCAACACCAACGCCAACTCCTACACCTGGTGCTATACAATATTGGTATCATTTAAAACGTTGTGATGCAAATGTAGTTGAATATTCGGTTAGATATAATCTTAATACTTTTACAATTGGACAAATAGTATATGGTCATGATACTCATTATTATTATTCGGTAACAGGTAGTACAGCAACAACAAGCCCAAATCCAGGAACACCTAATATTGTTGTAGATACAACAACATACACTAGATGTCAAGATACTCCATATTATGTACCAACAAGATCTAAAATAAAATTGGCGAATATACCATTTTACAGCGGACTTACAGCAACAGATGTTATAAATAAAGTTTGTAATAAAACGATTAATCAAATTACTGATGGTACGGCAACACCTTTAGACGTTTGGGTTGATGATAATCCATATATATTTGGTACCACATATACCGCCTATTCTACAAGTACAGGAAGTACAATTTATTTGGGAGCCAATAGATATTATGGAGTAATTGAAAATAATATAATAACTTCAATTGTTTTTATTAACAGTAATTATTCTATAAATAATTTATACGCATGGAAGTCTTGTGGACTTGTAAATGATGAAAATGCTTGTTTTGTTTATGTAAATAATACCGAATATTCTTCATTAATAGATTATAAAGATTGTTTTACTCAAACATGGGTATATTCATTCTCAGTTCTACCATATAGTGGTGTTTGTGCTGTTAATAATACCGTTACAGTTATTAGCGGAAGTGATTTATTAAAAACAGGAAATAGCTGTGGACCCACAGCTACCCCAACTCCTACCGCAACAGGAACTCCAACTCCTACACCGACACCAACCGCAACAACAGAAGGAGACCCAACACCGACACCTACTAGTACTCCTATACCACCAACACCAACGCCAACACCAACAAGTACATCGGTAGGTACTTGTTATTCTTTTGTAATTAATGGTTCATCTACCTTACCATCAGGATACTATGTTGGATACACACCACCAGGAGGTTCTTATACGACAACAAATGAAATTCCGTCATATTATTTAGGAGATGGAGATTTTCAATTTTATTTTTGTTCATCAACAGTTCCGTCTATTTATAATAATTTAGGACAAGCAATAGAATATTATCCAATAACATCTGGAGGATCGTGTCTTGTTAATTCGGCATGTGCACCTAATATACCGACAGCGACACCAACTTCAACACCAACTCCAACTCCAACAAGTACTAATTCACCTAATTGTATTCATGTTACAAGTAGTGAAAATACTGAACAAATAATTTGTATGAGTAATTCATATACAAATACAATTACAACAATAACCGCAACAATGAGTTCAGGTGTTGCACCAACTAATATAACAATAAGATTATATGGTACAAGAACATATTGTTATGGTGCAATTGTACCGGAAAGTTTTGATATCGTAATTAATACCGGAACGGCAACAAAAAGTATTGATGTAGTGACAACTGGATTTGTTGAATGCGGAGGTCAAGATCCTTTCTGTATTACCGAAACCATATCAATTGATAGTTATGAAGTATTAACATCACCATATACAATCTGTAGTTAAAAATGAAAAGAAACGAATATACCATATTAAAAAGACAGATACCTGATGTGAATTTACATTCGCTTACAGGTCAATATTGGTTTGATTATACAAATGATTGGTTGCCTTGGGTTAGTGGATCAGTTCGTGTACCTGGTATGACACCATCATCAAATGAAACAGGTAGTTTACATTTAGTACATGATGTAAAATGGTATCCTGATATTACATATACGGGAAGTGTTGTTTTATTTTATAGTGGTAAAACATACCAATCATTAACAGGGAGTAATTTAAATCATATTCCATCTGGTAGTGCCTATTGGAAAGAAGTTGAACAAGTTGCTATTAATAATACAAAAGGAAAATATTATAAATGGAACGGCAATTCATGGGTTTTATATACAGGACCATTAGGATATGACTATGTAATTCCAATTGCATTAGAAGCTGATGCTGATGAAATGGGTGTTATGTCTTCATTTGACGGTAATATGGAACAAGTGGAACAATTAGTTAATTTTACATATAAAGTTTCGGGTTCACATGTTACAATTTATAGTACTGTTAACCCCGATAAATTAAGAAAAATTGTTGACCAAGATTTTACAATAGATTGGGGAGTTAAACAAAATATAACAGGATCAATACCAATTACAGGATTAACAAAATCAAATGGCGGAGTTTTATATTCAAATTTCCCAACTGCATCGTTTGATTATACACCATTTACATCATCATATACTGGTTCATATAAAGAAACATATACAGGATCAAGTATTAGTAGTTTTGATATTTCTATTTATTTAAATTCACCATGGTCAAATCAGAAAATGACCAAAAAAATTACAATTTTTAATACGGGGTCAATTACCGATAATGTGGATATTTTTGGAACGTGCACCGGATTTACAATTCCAAGTAATAATTCTAATTTAAATTATTTGAACAATTACGAATATACCACCGGTTATACGGCAACACCTTCTAAACCATTTAAATTTATGGCAATTGGTCAAAGTAAAATTGGTGATTTTAAAAGATACGGTGAAACCACACCATATGGAGTTGATTCAGGTTCATTATCTGACGGAACAAAGTATACAGGATATACCGTAAATGGTTTATATTATATGGATAGAGAAGATGGTTTTACACAAATAACAGGAAGTGTACCAAATTATAGGTTTGGGTCAACTAGTGGATACACGTACGAAATATCAGGAAACACAATAAATACCGTACCATATCTAACAACAAGTGGAAATACAACTGAGTTTGCAACGGAATATGTCATAAATCATATGTTAACAAGAAATGAACATTTTATTGGATTTATCGATGACCCAACGGTCTATTCGGACATTTTTGTAGAGAGAGGACGACAGGGAGTGATGGAAGTTAACCTAAGATTAGGGGAAATAGATAATATGAGTGAGTTGGATGTTTATGGAAATGGATATTTTAAAGTAAGAAAACAATAAAAATTATATTTATAACATATGAGTAATAAGATAATTTTTACTGAAACCAATATTAATGAAATAGTACACCAATATACTGTTTTAAATTTATCTTGCGAACAAATAGGAAAATTATTTAATATGAGTAAATTACCAATTAATAAATTACTTAAAGATTTAAATCTATTAAAAAAAGGTAAAAGTGATGGTAAAAAAATAATATTATCCGAAGAACAAAAAAATAAAATAAAAGAATTATATGTTAATGAGTGTAAAACATCACCGTATATCTCAAAAGAATTAAATTTAAATTTGCATTTTATAGAAAAATATATATATAATTCAGATTTTAAAAGAACTAAAGGTGAATCTATAACATTTAGACAAATAGGTAAAAAAAGAAGTGATAACGTTAAAAACATATTAAAATTAGCACAACAAAAATTAGCTAAAAGTGGTATGAGAAAACAAACAGGAGGTGTATGTAAATCATTTGTAGTTAAAGATTTGTCTTGTGATGGAACATATGAAAAATTTTATATTGAAAAACTTATATCTGAAAATAAAGAATTACCTAAAAAAGGTGAGTCAGTAAATACTCCGTATGGTGTATATTATCCTGATTTTGACTATAAAAAAACATATATAGAGATTAAATCAGATTACACATATGAAATTTTACTTGGTAAAAAAGAAAGTAGATGGTCAAATAAAATTGATACTAATCAATTAGAAAAAATTAAATGGGTTAATAGTAATATAAAGCCGGTTCAAATTTTAGTGGTCGATAAAAGAAATAATAAATTAATTAAAAAAGAAATAGTATGAGTGTCGGCAGTTATGGAATAGTTAGACCAGCAGATGTATCACCAGATGACGTAGAAATTCTATATCATTATGCGGCTGATAGAGTCTCAACAACCGCAGTAACATTAAAGAAGTTAACGTCAAATCAGGTTTTAACACCTATTTTACATACAGGAACAACAACAACCGATACGGTGGCTGTTGGTACTGAAATATTAGGGGGATTATATAATTTACAATTAAACGCTGCAGATTTTAGTAATTTAGGTATATACACACTTTATATAAGACCAAAACAAATTAAAACAACAGTTATGGATTGTGGTGTTTTAGCATCATTACCATCTGTAAGAGGAGTTGTAATAGATTTATCAAATGTACCATCTGTGGATAGAAACAAATTTACACCACAAGGTTTGGTTGGATATAGAATTGAATATATTAACCCAAATGATAATAAGAAATTACCTAACTTCTATAAAATAGTAACATCTTCTTTTTATTGTACACCTGTAACGGCAAACTTAAACACAACAACACAAAAATCAGTAAGATATCAATATAGTGAAGGTGCCACAAACTTCATGTTTTTGACGGTAACACCTTCATCAGCACCATCAAATAAACCAAATACGGTTCCATTTATTGGTAGTCCAGGTCAAAAGATTATTTTATCAAATACATATCTTAATCCAACAACAATTCAAATTGATATGGTTGAACACGACGCTTCAACACTTGCAAATGCTCTTTACGGTAACCAAACTAAGGCGGTTACTCCGGGTATTTACACAATTTACGATAAAGATAAAAACATATACAGACAATATAACTTATTTGAGATTAAAGACGACTTTAACGAAACACTTTATGAGGTTAGAGAAAATCGTACCGATATCGATGAAACTTTAAACTTTGATACAATTACTAATATCTAATGGCAAAATACAAAGTTCCAAGTAAGGCTGCGAGTGGTGCTGATACATTCAGTGACAATCTAGTAGGTAACCAAATTACCACAGGAACTGGTCAATTGACCAATACGAACTTTGCGTTAGATAGTCAGGTTGTACAAAGAGATACAAAGAAGTTTAAAACAAATCCATTTTCAGATTTTTTAACTTTAGATGATTTAAAAAAAGAAACTGAATCATTATCAGTAGATGAAATTGCAAAAAGAAAAAAAGAAATTAGATTTAAGGGAGGAAAAAATGATGCAGGTAAATCGTTATTTGGATCATTAAAGAATAGACTTGGTGTTGCTACTAAGAATATAATTAATAAATTTCCAGCTGGAATTTTAATAGATTCAAAAAGTTATATTAGTGTAAGTGGTTTAACGGCAACAAATATTAGTTATAATAATCTTAACAAAACCACTGAATTTCAAGTTGAATATGGTATGATTTATAACACTTTTGGCGTAAGAATAGTTACACCAAATAGTAAAGATATAAATAAATCAATAAACCCAATAAGAGATTTTTATAGTTCATATAAGAAATATGTTTTATTAGTGGAAAATAAAACATATGACATTGTATCGTATACAGAACCAAATGTAAATAATAGTATTAAATTAAAAGTAATCGGTAAACCATTTACTGGTACCACATATTCTTTAGATTTATTATTAAGACCAAATGATGGTATAGTTGAAGAATTTTTTAAAGGTTTGGATGATTTAGAAGAATCATTATTAAATAAAGAAACGTCACCAATATATACAGCAAGTTTTAAAGTACCTAGAGATAGCTTCGACCAAACAAAAACAGAATTAATTTCAGTAAATTATAATTGGCCAACATCAACCAAAGATAGTTGGAACATTAAAATTGCCGGTTTAGAGTATGACGAATATTTAAGAAATTTAAGTGATATTGCAAATGAGATAGATGATTATAAATCAAACTTGTTTGTAAGATTTTTAACGTCACCTCAATTATTTGAATTTGATAGTCCCGATCAAAAAGCGGAAGCAATATTTCAATTATATGGACAATCATTTGATAATGTTAAAAAATACATAGACAATATTGCTTACATGAGAAATGTAAGTTATGATGGAATAAATAACGTACCGGATGTATTATTAAAAAATTTAGCAAATACCTTAGGACTTGACACAGTTAATTTAATTGATGAAAAAGGATTAGATGAATTACTATATACAAAAACATCACAACAATATCCAGGTTTAGTATCAGGAACATCTTTATTGGATGCTGAATTTGAATTTTATAGAAGATTATTAGTAAACTTAGCATACATTTATAAATCAAAAGGTACTAGACAATCTTTAGAATTTTTCTTAAGGTTCTTGGGAGCTCCCGAACCAATGATTAAAATTAATCAGTATGTTTACAAAGTAACATCATTACCAAAAACAACTGATTTATATACTAATGTTTATAATGCCGTTAATGGTAAAAACATAATTAAAACGGGTGTATTTTTACCTACAGGAGGTACAATTAATAATGTTGTTTATCCTTATTACTCATATTATACTGGATCAACAACAGGTAGTACAACGTTAACATTGGATAATTATCCTGTTAATTTAATAACTCTATTACCTAAAGGAATTACAGGATCAACAACACACTTTTTTCAAAAAGGATCAGGTTGGTATGATAATACCGCAGACCACAAATCACCAATGGTAATTGATACCGATTTATCTAGCGGTACAACATTAAACGGTCAATTTATTTTAACAGGTAGAACAAAAACTGTTATTACAAAAAATAGTGCACGTACATATGGTGAAGATTATTTTGATCTATATAGGACACTACCAGGTACTGATTTAGGTTTTGGATTAGAAAGTATAATAGACAATAGTCAAATAGAATCCTTAAATGATAATTCAGGTTTAATATTAAACCGTAAAAATATCCAAGTTTATTTATCATCAGCACAAGCTATTGATTATGATATATATCGTAAATCAAGAGATTTAGAATTATCATTTGGTAGTAATCATCAATTATTACCACAAACAGGTGTGACGTTTGTTGAATATGTAAATAAAGTTTTACATGAACAAGTTAAGAACTCACACACGATAAAATATAAAAAAAATTATATTACTTTAGAAGACATCTATCAAGACTATATATCTCATACAGATTTTACACCTTATAGATTTTCAGATGTAAATTTATTTATTGAAAAAATGAGTCCATATTGGACAAGTGTTATAGATCAAATTATACCATCAACAACATTATGGACGGGAGGTAATTTAATTGAGAATAATATTTTTGCAAGACCAAAGTATCAGTATAAATTTGGGTGTCAACCGTTAATCGTTAATGAATATGTATACCCCGAACCACCAACAGGTTATGCTGACTTCTTTCATTATGAAATACAACTGGCCGATAATCGATTTCATTTTTCAACTGAAATAAATTTAAAAGGTGAATATCGTTATGATGGTTACATACAATTTTTACCAAGTTTTATTATTGACGGAGTTGAATATGTTGGTTCATTAACTGACCCAAGTACATATGTATTAATAAGTGGTTATACAACATATACGGGCGGAACAACACCACATGCGAGATTATATAAAGAACCTAATAGCGAATCTATTTTTGATTTATATGATTTAAACGGAGGATCAACTAATCAATTAGATCCAAATTATGATGCAATCAAATTTTTATGGAAAAGGGCAATTTTAGGTACTGTTGATTATATTAACACTTGTACCGGTTGTACATATTCTAATATTATTGTTGATCAACCCGGTAAAAATAACGAATACGGTAATAAAATATCATATAGTGGTATCAGTGGATCAACACAATATGCAATTGATATGGGTTATGGTAACCAAATAGATGGTACAGGAAAAAATTTACGTAAAAAAATAATCAGTGTTGATTTTTATGTAGATGAGAATGGTGAAGAAAGAATGAAAATAACATCATTTAAATATGGACCGAATGATTGTACATTAACAAAAGATTTATTATTTAATATTGATGTTTATGGTAATAATGATGTTGTTAATTGTGATTTAGGAGATGGACATGCAATTTATAAACCTGGACCAACACCTACCGCAACTTTAGTACCAACTAGTACACCAACACCAACTCCAACACCAACTAGTACACCAACTCCAACACCAACTAGTACACCGACAAGTACCCCAACTAGTACCCCTACTCCTACACCAACACCAACTAGTACACCTATACCACCAACGCATACCCCAACCCCAACTCCTAGCTCAACTCCAATTTGTGGATTTGATGTGGATGTTAATATTATAACGGCAACACCAACACCAACACCTAGTTCAACACCTGATTGTGTATTTAATGTAGATACCATTGTAATTACCGCAACACCTACACCTACACCCACACCAACAACAGATTGTAGTTTTGGAATTGATATAAATGTTATTACGGCCACACCTACACCAACACCTAGTCCAACAACAGATTGTAGTTTTGGAGTTGATGTTAATATTATTACCGCAACACCGACACCAACCCCAACACCAACTAGTACATCAATATTACCAACGGCAACACCTAATTGTGAATTTAGTGTGAATGTTAATATTATTACCGCAACACCAACTCCAACTCCTACATCAACTAGTACCTCAACTCCAACTCCAACACCTACTAGTACACCTATACCACCAACAGCAACACCTGATTGTGGATTTAATGTAGATACTATTGTAATTACCGCAACTCCAACACCAACCCCAACTAGTACACCAACTTCAACTCCAACTCCAACACCTACTAGTACACCTATACCACCAACAGCAACACCTGATTGTGGATTTAATGTTGATGTTAATATAATCACCGCAACACCTACACCAACTAGTACACCGGTACCACCAACTAGTACACCTATACCACCTACATCAACACCTGTTCCACCAACTAGTACACCGGTACCACCGACACATACTCCAACACCAACTCCAACTCCAACACCAACTCCAACTCCAAGTTCTACACCAACTAGTACACCAACAGCAACACCTGATTGTAATTTTAGTGTGAACGTTAATGTTATTACGGCAACACCTACACCAACATCAACACCAGTACCACCAACTAGTACACCGACATCAACACCTGTTCCACCAACTAGTACACCGGTACCACCGACACATACTCCAACACCAACTCCAACCCCAACTCCTACACCAACTAGTACACCAGTACCACCAACAGCTACACCTAATTGTAATTTTAGTGTGAACGTTAATGTTATTACGGCAACACCTACACCAACCGCAACAACAACACCAACTAGTACACCGGTACCACCGACATCAACACCGGTACCACCGACATCAACACCTGTTCCACCAACTCCAACTCCTGTTCCACCAACTCCAACTCCTGTTCCACCAACTCCAACTCCTGTTCCACCAACTAGTACACCGGTACCACCGACATCAACACCTGTTCCACCAACTCCAACTCCTGTACCACCAACTAGTACACCGGTACCTCCAACATCAACACCGGTACCTCCAACATCAACACCGGTACAATTTGGTGGAACAATATATTATGGTTCAACAATAGATAGTGTATGTCCTTATGGGTCAGGTAGTAGTGGAATTGTACATGGAGACGGAATATCATTCTGTAATAGTTCTTATTTTACAGGTAATACATTTGCATATCAAGCATCAGGATTTTATTATATTAACTTTAACGGAAGTGTAGTTCAAATATCTTTGACTTATGGTTCTCAAGTAGTTGATGTATTAAGTGCTTGTTTATCTTGTCCTACACCAACACCAACACCAACTAGTACACCTGTTCCACCAACATCAACACCAGTACCTGCACCAACATCAACACCAGTACCTGCACCAACTGCAACTGCTGACGCAACACCACCATATTCATTCTTGGTTGCATCAGGTACTGCAGGAGATTCAAATACATTTAATTCAGCTTGTAATAACTTCCAAGGAAACGGGGTACCATTCACTATATACAGTTATACTACAACTACATTAGACGGTGGTACAACATATTACAATGTGAATGGTAGTGTATTTAACGGTCGTGGTAGATATTTCTCAGATGGTAACACATATGGTACAATTAGTAGTTCGGGAGTTTACTCAGGATCAGGTGATTGCGGAAGTCCATTATAACAAAACAAAATAAACAGATATTTATAAAAAGAAACAAAATATATGACAGTAACATTTACATTAACAGCAGGTTCTTCAGCAACAGCAGCCGGACCGTTTAATATTTCAGGTACAACAAGTGGAGGGGCATCAAATACCGTATCCATTGCAACTGGAGTAACTAAAGCACAACTAATAACGGGACATACGGTAACCAATATTACACCTGAAAATATTACAGGGGGTACAATTACAAGTACAGGTACTTGTAATACAACAACAACATGGTCGGTTATTGCGCCAACCCCAACCCCTTCACCAACTCCTACAGTTCCACTTGGTGATCCATTATTTATATTTTACGGTAATTCTGGAACAGG